ACGAACTGAACAAACGTCTGACAGTTTCAGATGTAAATACTAAACCGGGTTCTTGGTTACATGGGTTTGANTGGTTGCCGGATAAGGANGGNGATATTGGGACCATNCATGAGGAATGGAATTGGCTGGATGGTCACTCTGATGTTGATATAAAAGCCAAGAATGTTCACTTCACCACAGGAGGACCATGGTTTAAGGGATGGTCATGTAATCGTGCACAGGATGGTATGTATGCCTCTGAGTGGAACGGAGACTACACTTATCTTGCCGGACATGGGATGGTCAAACCGTATGAATTATAAAATTGTAACAGCTTTTAATGAAAGTATTCTGCAACAGAATGCTTCCAAACTTCTGGAAAGCTTTAAGAATAACTGGCAGCCTACTATTGAGTTCCACTGTTACTACTATGATTTAGATATTAAAAACTATTCGCTGCCCAAGGCAAAGAATATTAAATATCATAACTTGGAAAACATTGAAGAGTATACTGACTTTATCAAGAACAACAAGACGCATAATGGAACCGAGGGTGGGACCATAGTCTATGCTGAAACTCTTGACGGGATATCTGAAGCACCGCAAGTATTTGCCATGAGTGAGTGTGCTTTTGACAACCAAGGGTCTTGGCTTATATGGCTTGATCCGCTGACTATCCCTGTTAAAGACATCAGGGAAAATACTCTGAAGAGTTACTTCCCAGACGATAAGCGACAGACAGATTTTGTCTGCTTGGAAGATGGGGATTATTTTGCAGGTTTTAATCTTTCTAAACAGACACCGGTTGATTTGCTTGGTGATCTTCGTGGAGCATATGTCTCTGGGGAGTATATGAACTATCGTGAGTGGGGTTCTACCTTTATCCTTAGCCGACTGCTTACTATCTATGGCGCTCATGGGATAAAGATACATTCCTCTGATTCTTTCAAAGACTTGTTTGCAAACCTGAAAGATAAGGACTCTCTGAATACCAGAGATGGCTCCGGGAACAGGCTCGTGGCTTTGTCTGATACGATTACATCCCCGGATATCCTACCTACCCGATATAAGCAACTTGCTGATTTAATCAGGTTCTATGAACCAAAGACAATCCTTGAGACCGGTACATGGAATGGCGGCAGGGCAGTTGAGATGTGTCTGGCTGCCTTTGAAAAGAATGACTCAGTTCATTACATTGGTTATGATTTATTTGAGGATGCCACATCAGCCACAGACAAAGAGGAGTTTAATGTTAAGGCACATAATACTATTGCTGCTGTGCGCCAAAGGTTTGATGAATTTAAGGAACATATGAAGAAGGAGAAAGATAAAAACTTTTCATATGAGTTATACAAGGGTAATGTTCGTGATACGTTGAAGTTGGGTATCATGGAACAGGATGGGAAGAGTGTTAACAGGGTAAGCACAGGCACGCATGAAAAGGCCCCTATTGATTTTGCTTTTATAGGTAGTGGCAATAGTGAGCAGACTGTTAAACATGAGTATGAGAGCCTGAAGAATGTTCCTGTTGTTGTTATGGATCACTTCTTCACCAAAGAAGAAAATGAGGAAGACCCTGATGCTGTTGTAATTCCAGATGAAATATATCAGGGCGTTAAGAAAGTCTTTGACTCAGTTAAAACTAAAAAAGTAAACGCTGAGAAAACTACTGAAGACGGGTGGACAGAGTTTGATGAAAAAACCTCAACCAGAAAACACGTACTGCCATCAACCGACAGAGTTGTTCCTGCCGGACATACACATCTTGCTGTGTTTCTGCATGACAAGGATGCGGCAGAAATACCTGAAGATCTGAAACGTGTTCCTATTATTGTACACCCCAGAGATTGTGTACCCAAAGATTATATTGCTAATAATATTAAATCAAATATGGAAACTATTGGTAAAGATAAGTGGGTGAAGAAGCATCCTTCTCATAGAGATGTTGGGGTTATTGTTTCTGCCGGACCCTATCTTGACTATAAGAAGCTGAAAAAGTTCATACGTGAGCATCCGGGGTGTAAGGTTCTTACTGTTAAACATGCTTATCCGGGTCTGCTGAAGAATGGTATTAAACCATGGGGTTGTGTTGTTCTTGATCCAAGACCTATCACCGGCAAGAGTACGCATAACATTACACGTAAAGATTTGTTTGCCACTCTGGACAAGGATACTAATTTCTTTCTGGCATCCATGACAGATCCCTCCGTAACAAACTTTCTTAAAGATAAGGGTGTACGTCTATGGGGGTGGCATGCCTTCACTGATTCTCTGAGACAGGAAGAAGATCAGGGACAGCAAATCCAGAACCAACAAGTTAAACTTAATGAAGAGCTTGGTATTCCAAAAGGAGCCACCCTGATCACAGGCGGTACATGCGCCGCAATGCGTAGCATCGGTTTGCTGCATACAATGGGCTTCAGAGATTTACATCTATTTGGCTTTGATTCTTGTCGTAAGAAGCCTACCAAGAAAGAAATGACAGAGACCACCGGTGATCTTGAGGGTGGTGAAACTCCACGACCTAAGTATATTCAGGTGAATGTGAAAGATAAAACATACTGGACAACCGGTGAACTACTGGCAATGGCACAGGATTGTGAGAAAGTATTTAATGATCCCGGTCTTGAGGGTGTTCTTTCTTTTCATGGGAAGAATACAATGATTGCTGATCTCTGGGACATAAAAGAGGAACAGGATAAAAGAATTAAATTTAAAGGATACTATGATGTCTGATATACAAAGAGAAGCAAACCTGAGCAGACTACACTCTTCCTCTGAGTATGTTGCACTCCTTGACATGTATAAAGACATGCATAAAATATCTGAGGGCATGTTCAATGGAAGAAGCTTGCTTAAGTTTGTTGATATAATTAAAGCATATCTGGAAAACAATAACTGTAAGTCTATACTGGATTATGGATGTGGGAAGGGTATTCTTTATTCAGATAATTACAAGGAATTAACCACCGAGATTGATGCGCCGCTCCATAAGTATTGGAATCTGGATAGTTATGAACTATTTGATCCGGCACATGAAGAATATTCTAAACTCCCTATCCATAAAAAGGATGCTGTTATTTGCACGGATGTCCTTGAGCATATTGCCGAGGACGACCTTGACTGGGTGGTAAGTGAAATATTCTCATACGCAAAGAAGATTGTCTTTCTTAACGTTGCCTGCTTTGAAGCACTGAAGACCCTGAAAGATGGAAGGAATGCACATATATCTGTATTCAGCCCTGACGCATGGTTACAGTTCCTTGCTGCTAAGAGCAGGGAATTTAAACATCTAAAGATATATCTCTTTGCAGACACTGTTGGTGAAGATGAGAATGGCGACAGACAGTTCTTGACTGAGGGCTATCGTATTGATAGCTATCCCCGAATAACAAGTCTTAAACAGGAGGAAAAAGAATGTTAGGTATTGCAGAAACAGTAATTGGTGTGGCCGGTAAAGTACTTGATAAGTTTGTTGGCGACAAAGATCTGAAGGCCAAGCTTCAGGCAGAACTAAACACACAACTTATAGCTCTTGATCTGGCACAGGCACAGGCTAATATAGAACAGGCAAAGCATCCTTCTATCTTTGTCAGTGGAGCTAGGCCCGCCATCATGTGGGTATGTTGTTTTGCTTTGGGTTGGCAGTTTATCTTTGCCCCTATCTTTAGTTGGGGACTTGCTATCTGGTATCCTATTATCGGTTTACCATCCTTGGATACTCAAGCTCTTATGACCCTTCTTCTTTCTCTGCTGGGTTTGGGAGGTATGCGTACCGCAGAGAAGTGGAAGGGTGTTGCTCGTAACAACATGAAGTAGAGATTTTATAATGTTAAATGAGAAGCAAGAGAAGTTTGCAGAGGCATATGTTCTGCATCGTAATGCTACAGAGGCAGCAAAGGCTGCTGGCTATTCGGCTACTTCAGCAAATAATCAAGGTTACAGATTAATGCAGCTACAGGAAGTAGTTGATAGGGTCCATGAGTTAGAGCAGCAATTGGAAACTAATGTTAATGTGATTGAAGAGATCGAAAACCAGTATACATATGCCAAAGCTAATGGACATACCAACAGTGCTATTAAAGCTCTTGAGGTATTATCAAGAGTTAGGGGAACGAATAGTGATAAGGGTCTGGCCGTAGACAAAGACACACTGGAGACTGCTATCATAGGCTGTCTCAATGTATTAGGAGAAGATAAAGTTGTACAGTTGTTATCTAAATGTAATTTTGCTGTGGAATTGTTTGAAGAAGATTATTCTGAAGATGAAGAAGAATCGTCTGGAGATGAAAACGAAACAATATTGGTAGAGGAAAATGAATAAATCTGTAGTCGCTGATAAAATACAATATATGAATTTCTTACTGCAAGAGGTACAGCTACAAAAAAACCGTATCAGAGAAACTGATACAGGTCATATTCATACAACGGTAAATGTTTTACAGAAAAGAGTTGAAGAGGTTCAGGAAGAGCTAATGGACCTATATCCGTAGAAAAAGAGGGGCTGGGGTGAGGCGTGGGTGCCCTTCCTTAGCCCCTTAGCTATGTCCATAGCCCAGAGATACTGATACGTCTGTAGCACCCCTCCTAGCTCGTTTAAATAGATTTAGTAGTATGGGGAGATTATTTCACCCTCTTCATGGGTAATACTCCTCACAATCTCTGGAAAGAAGTGGAATAGCATGTTTTCCACCCCTATCTTCAGAGTTATTGTACTTGCTGAGCAGCCTGCACATGATCCTGTAAGTTTGACATGGACATTACCTGTGTCTTCGTTGTAATCCAGCAGTTCAATTGCACCACCATGCATAGCCAGAGATGGAGCAACATGCTCGGCCAGAACTTTCTCTATGTCTTCTGACAGAGACATCTGTTACCTATACCGCCCTTGGTTCATAGTTATAAGGATTACGTTCTATTACAGAACCTCCCTTTTTTCTTTCGACTTTAATTATTGGATTACCAATATGAAGTCTTGTGCCAGAATCATTAAAAATTTCTATAGGATTTTTCCCCACCTCTGGCTTAGTTGTTACAGGCATTTCAACAATCATATCACCAGCTTTTTTAGGTCCATAATCTGAGGCATATACTAATCTAATTCCTTTAATTTCTCCCTCTATAATAACAGGAATTAATTGAGTTGGGGTATCACTAGCCACCAATGATGCTATATCACTAGCTCTTTTTGATCCTTTTTCAGAACCATCAGTGTAAACAGTTACTTTAGATTGGTCTTTAAGACCAACATCTTTTGGATCATGACCTTCATGTAAACTTTTATTTCTTTGCGTTACACCATCACCAACTTTGTATGTTGATCCTTTTGCAGTTGTAAACGCAGTAGTAACAGGCTCATCCACAGACTTTCTTATTGCTTCTTCTGTTACTTTTTTAGCTCCACTTAAACTTCCGGGAACAAACATCGCAGCCAGAGAGGCCAGAGTACTTAAACCACCTATACCAGCTTCCAACGCCTTACCTTCTGATACAGCTTCTGCTGTCTTCTGTGATTCCACCAAAGCATCCCTAGTATCAGCAGCGGGAGTAAGTTCAGCAGCAAGTGAAGATATGCCCTTCACAGCCGGGGCGGCATGTGGACCAAGAGCATAGCGTGCATCTTCATTAATACCTGTGGTAAGATATTCTCTTAGCTGCTGCCAAGTGCTTCTATTATCTACAGGCTTTTCTCTGATCGCAGACAAGCCAGATTCGCCACTTGCGGTGCGGCGCATAGACTCTGGACTTGCAGGATCAATATCAACCATTACTACTTATGACCATTATATATTTTACCATTCAGTTTTTCAACCTGCATCTCCAGTTGACCTATCTTCAGATCTTGTCTTACATCACTTGGAAGACTACCTGATCCCCACTTACCTGCGGGCCAAAGCTCAACAAAGTTTGAGTTCTTACTAACATCTTTGGCTATCATCTGAATCTGAAAGTCATTGTGTTGCATAGATGCACTTAGCCCTGCCAGCCACCATACAGCACCGGCAGCCTGAATGAACAGACCAACAGCAAGTGTTATAATAAATTTAGGGTCCATCATTTAATTCGATTCATCAGTGCTTCTTCAAGTTTAGGAAGAATGCGAACACCACAGTATCCAATAATAAACGCCAAACTAATTGCAACCTGATCATTAAACTTAAAGTATACCATAGCTGCGGGAATTAGAAACTCTGCTGCAATCCAACCCACAAGAACTGCAATTACAATATCTTTAGCAGCACTTAAGTTCCATTTCTTTTTTGTTAATACGTTTGCTACACCGCCACACCCTGAAGCAAAGATACAACATAGCTTTCCACCGAATGTCATTATTGCCCATTCCATAGTCTAACCTCCTCAATAATGTTGCTTTTATTTATAACTCCATATCCATGGTCGGGGACTCTTGTCTGTATCTTCTGCCGTATCCAAGTGCAGGAAACGACGTTCGTACATACCCCTCTGTGATACACCTATTCCTGTGAACCCATGTATGATGGCAAGACGTAGTACTCTGAATGCATCATGCCCGGCCACAAGAATATCAACTGCCTTACCCTGTGTATGTGCTGAGTTAGGAGAGCCGCCTATTGTAGTATTATATGATATATCCCTGTACCCTGAAGATACTACCATCGGTCTTCCATAGTCTGATCTTAGTCTTTCAAGTCTTTCCATAAACTTCTCATCCATGCGACACTCATCGGTGCCCTTACATTTCATCTCATCTCTGGTAAAGTGTTCCCAATCAGGCACGGGTTATCCTTTCTAGTATGTTATCTACTTTAGTATCAAGCCTGTCAAATCTATCCATGATTTTCTCAATGTCTCTTTCTACTTCCACCTTGGTAGCATAGGTCTTTGGTATTTCTTCTCTGGTCTGAGATATGACCTTCCGTAGCTGATCTATCTGTGAAGAAGTTCCCCTCATCCACCACATAAAGCTGCCCACAGCGATTGTCAGCAGACCATTCCACAGCATTGTTGCATCTCCAAGCATTATAGTTATTCCTGAAGTCTTGTAAGAGGGAACATAGAAAGGAATGGAGTTACTCTGCTTAAAGCTCTTGCTATTTTATCAGGATCTCCTGTGGAAAAAGCTTGTAGTAACTTATTAAGTTTTCCTGCGGCAGGACCAAGCAAACTTACTATTGGACTTGATCCGTATCTGTCTGCTCTTAGTGTGTCCACAATAGCATTACCATAACCAAATATATTGCTTTGTAGCAATGCATTAAATATTTTTTCCCAGCCATCCAGCTTATCCCATGGACTCTCATCATCTCCATAACGGATACCATTCTTCAGAGTTTGTGTTCCCAGAATAGCAGCTACAAGCAGCGTGAACATCATAGCATACTTTGCTATTTCACCGGCTTCCAGACGACCCTTGTACATCGGCTGAAACACATCCTTATAAAAACGCATGCCAACCGTGTTGCCAAAGACCATCATAAAGCCTTTGAGTTGGGCTACCGGAGATAGATAAGGGTTTGACATCCAGAGTGGTTTATTGACTGCGTTAGGAGTCATAATAACTTCATCAACAACTGTTCCCAAAGACCTTGTTATAATTACAGGAACTTTAAGTCTTGGTTTACCATCTGAATCATATATAATATTACCATCTTTATCCCTTTCATAAAAACTATCAGGGTCTGAGGCCCATGTCATAACTTCTTTTTGAATTGGAGTAGCCTCTTTGAAAGTATCTGCGGCCCCATCTTTACCCTTGGCTATACCGGGAATAACATTTGATAACCCTTGAATGGTCAGCCTCTTACGTGCTTGCATTGATTTTTTAGTTACGCTGCCAGTTATAGATTCTTCTGCCAGTGTCTTAATATCTTCAGCGGTCTGTCTTCGTGCAGCCTGAAATGCCAGATTCCTGCTAAGTTGCGTTACCTGTGCCAACAAATTAATTCTGAAGAACTTATCTGTAATTCTTCTGCTTACGGCTGCATCTCCTATGTCACGAAGAGCATCTTGAACAGCAAGGTCTGCTGTTTGCATCAGAGATAGAAGTCCCTTTTCATTCTCAGTCTTGGTAAATGTGGGATGAAAAGATCTTATACTCTGACGAAGAGTAACCACAGCAGCATCCACCGCACCCATAAGAGCATTCTTTGGACTGACCCTGTGCAGAACTATCAAAGGTTCTGTAAGTGCTGTGATAGCCGCAAGAGGAAGTGTCAGAATATATGTAGATGTATTTATAAAACGAAAAGCAGTTCGCCAGAAAGGACTTTTAATAGTTTTATACTTATTCTGAAGAGCATCTACTACATCTTTGATACGCTGAATTTCCTCCTTTGTCATTACCTGCGTTGTATATAGCTCGTTTATCACAGGATTGTATGTATCCACAAACTGCTTAAGCTGTCCTCTGCGTGTGGCACTGACAATATATTTCTTAGTAATTTTGCTTACATCATTCTCCAGAAGACCTGCCTTATTAAGAGCTTCAACTTCATTATTTTTAAGCTCTCTTTCTTTTTCTATGCTGGATTCAGTTGCAGTGGCTGTAGCAGCACTTGGATCAGGTGAAAAAATATTGATCTCACCCTCCGGCACATAAACATTATCGTTTGAAATGATGTTATCAAGAATTACCGCAGCTTCTGCTGGGGTTCTTCCTCCTTCATTTATTAAGATATCCACGAACTTCTTATGATCTTTTTTGCCGCCCAAGCCCTTTGCTCTGATTTTATAAATTCTGGTAAGATAGTTAGCATTCTTATTAATATCTACACCGCTCTCTTTTAAGTATTTAAATAGCGGCTCATATATTTCTCTTCTAAATCTTTCAGCAACCTCTACAACACCGGGATCATAAGTAACATCTTCTTTCACACCAAACTGAAGTATGTCTGCTACTTGTTTACTTCTTTTCTTAATAAGAGGAGACTGAAAAGGAAGCTTACCCTTCTTTCGTATTTGATATTCTATATCATCTTGAATACGGAGATAGCGACCAACCATCTGATTACCATTCACAAAGAAATTTTCCAGCTGTCCCACCATTGTATTTACAAGGGGACTGGAGTTTCTTATACCACGCAGAGGAGACAAAGATCTTGAGACTAAATCTTTTATTCCCAGAGAATAATCTGCTCCAGTTCTGTTGGCCAGCGTATTCTTCAGTTTTGTAAGTTCTTTTTTTTCTTCTTTACTTTTATTCTTCTTTGCATTAAGCTTATTAAATTTTGTTCTTATTTCATCAATATTTTCTATGCTATCATAGACACCCCTTGTTTCATCTTGGGCACGAAAGGCTGTTCTTTTAGGCTGTACAATTGTTTCATCCGTATTGGTATCAGTATCTTCTCCTAAGAATCTTAGTAGTCCACTGTTCTCTGTTTCTTTATCAGCATCTTCCATTTTTTTTGCAAGTTCTTCAGCAGCATTAATATCTTCATTATACTTATGCATGGCCTGTCTTGCCACAGGAACACTTAATCCCTGAATAGGCGCTGCAAAATGTGCACCAGCAATACCACCAGCAGCAAAAGCATCTATAGTTTTTTTAATCAGATCAGCAGAATCAACTTCTTTTTCAGATATTAAAGTTGGAGAAACTTCTTCAACAATGGTTTGCATTGCCTCA